CGCGGCGCCATAACTTATTGGCAGCACATGGATCACCGCAAGGCCTACAGTGATCCGAAGGCGCGAGCGTTCATAACAGAACGTATTGTCAGAGCGGCACTGAAGTTTGGCGTGGAAATAACTTACGATCCGAAGGACCCTGATTATGCTAAGCTTCCTGAAAGCCTCAAGAAACAGATGAAAGGCTACGGCCAGAAGAGCATGCTTGGCGACATGGAAGGATTCCGAGGATACAAGGAAGCCTGGTTGCGGGCGAACAACAGAAGTGCTGTGGTCGGCTGAAATGGGCGATTTAAACAAATATAATGAAGAAGCGGAGTACATTCCGCAAGTTAAGCTTAAGGAGATACAGTGCCCTCACTGCAGGCGCCCAATTTTGCTTTCTGAAAACTTAGACGTGCAAGCAGTAGAGGCGACAAGGTGAATGCAGCTTAAGTATTATGTGCCTTTCAAGGCGCAGGAAGGAAACCTTTTTGCTTAATGAGAAGACTTTCCCGCGGAATCAATCCTTTGTCATACATTTGATGATGGTTTGGACAAAGAAGGATAAGATTTTCCAATGTCATTTGCCCCCCAGCGTGGGCTGGGATAATATGGCAAACTTCATTGGGCGTCATCTCCCATCCACAGATGAGACATTTATCGCCTCCGTAAACTTTTAAGAGACGTCGTTTCGCTGATCCTAAATCGCTGAAGGATAATGTGCTATTGCGCCGGCATTTCATGGAACAAAAACGCGGTGGACCCCTCTTTGTTGGACGATAAAAGAAGTCCTTCCCACATACTTCGCATTTCATAACTCTCCATTTTTTGTGGTAATAATCTTGTTTACACTTCCAAGAGCAAAATTTGGCTGGCATACTACTGAGAAGCACTTTGAATTCGTTTCCACAATTAAGGCAGAGTTTAACAACGTATCTGGGGTTCTGCCTCATGCCCGTTCGAGCTGTCCAATAGCATTCTGAGGAGCAATATCTTTGCATCACAGAAGGGGGTCGATAAAATGGCTTCCCACACACTTTACATTCTCGTATTCCACCTTTTTTCATCCCTTTGTAGAGACATTTACGAGAGCAATAAATCCCTTCATGTGACGGATAATGATAAAACTCCTTTCCGCAGACTTTACATTTTCCAAGTTTTCGTTTGCTATGCTCCTTTCGCCACTTAAGAAGACATTCTGGGGAACAGAAAAGATGTACTCCTTTACTATAATGAGCATACTTGGTATATTTCTTACCGCAATATTTACATCTCACAGTCTTAGCATGTCTCTTCCGCCATTCATTGTAGCATTCTATGGAGCAAAAGGCGTTTCTGGTCTTTCTGTAATCATACCGAGTGAACTCCTTTTTGCAATTCACGCATATTCCATTTATAATCATCTTCGTCATCTGCCATCTCTTATTGTTCATTACTTTAAAAACTTTTGTGAGATGTAAAAATGAGCTTGAACCTACGTTTCTACGTGCCATTCCAGGCTGAAAAAGGTCAGACTGCGGAATATGCCCTAAAAGAGAAATTGTTGAATATCGAAGGAATAGCGATTGATACCTCTGTAAATGCAAATAAGTGGAGTGTGCAAGCAGAAGACCTTAACTACATCGTGGAAAGCTTAAAAGATGCTCAGCTTCGAGTTGACCACGCTGAGTCGGCTCTAATGGTTGTGGGCAAAATCACTGAAACCAGGCGAGAAGGCGACCGTGTGCTCTTTAGGGCTGAAGTTGGCGAAGAGAAACTGATTGAGAAAATCCTTCGCAACTACGTGACACACGTCAGTGTTCAAGTCGACAGCGACGATGTTGAATGTAGCAAATGCCAGCGCATAACTCGGAAGGAAGGGGTTCTTATCCATCTATGTCCTGGGGCCTGGGAAGTTGTCCACAAGCCCAAGGTCCGTGAGCTCAGCATTGTAGCGAGCCCAGCATACAAGAACACGAGTTTTCAGCCGTTGGGCTTTGCGGCTGCAATGAATGAGGACCAGTGGGGAGCTGTTCTCCGCAGGGTCCAAGATTCACAGTTATCGGAAGATAACAAAAATGGGGGTCCTAAGGGAAACCTGCAAGGACCCGACAACAAAATTGGTGACACACAAAGAGAGGTGAAGCACTTGTCTGAAAATGCTCAGCAAGATGCTTCTCCGCACAAAGCACAGGTAATTAATCTGGGCGAAGGCGAAACTGCGCCTAAACAAGTTGACTACGGACCATTCCTGAAGCAACTTCAAGACTTAAAGCAACAAATCTATCAGGCTGAAGGAGCCGAAGCGGACGCTGAGATCGACACGTTGAAGAAACGTGTCGCGGAGATGGAAGCAGAACTCGCTAAGAAAGCAACGAAGCGTCAACTCAGCAAGAAACTGAGTGAACTGGCCAAACGAGCAGAAGCAGAGGAAGCCGAAGAGGGCGAAGAGGGCGAGGAAGGCGAGGAAGGTGGACTGAAACCTAAAGGTCCAATCGACGTCATTTCTAAGCGCAAGAAGGGCGAGGAAGGCGAAGAGGCAGAAGCTGAAGAAGCCGAAGCCTCCCGACGTGCCACCGGTAAAGGCATCGTTGCTGTCGACGCTATCCGGAAGGACCAGCTAAGTGGGCCGGACTACGACTGGTTCAGCAAAGACCTGCTAAAAGCTCACAGAGAACTCGTCGGACACAAGTAGGTGACTAAACTTGAGTTTTCCAAGTTACGATGCTGGCGCGACTGGCGTTTTGGTTAGTGACCGTTTCATCAACACTTTCATCGCCGGCGAGGCACTGAACAGCGTAGGACTTGCCGTTTACTTGTCAGCCGCGTTCACGGTAAAGAGATGTTCTGGTGCGAATAGCATGAACTTCATAGGCATAACCATGACGAAGCAACCAACCGTTGGAGGCAAAGTAACAGTACTCTGCAGAGGCTTTGCAAGAGCAACGGCTTGGGGCCCAGTATCTGCGGGTGACCAGCTTACCACGGGTCCTGCAGGCATCCCCGGCACGGTGCAGACGGACAACAGCAGCAAAAACACGACTATCATCGGCTTGGCGTTGCAGGCGATCAGCAGCGGCGGAACAGGCCTTGTCATGCTCTGGTAGGGTGACAAACATTGGCTCTTTACCGTGATGCCTTAACGTGGATTGACACAGCGGCAATTGGCTACCCAGCTCTGCATCAGAAGCTGGTTGAGCTAACCATGCCTGCGTTGGTCGTCAAGCAGTTGCTTCCAGAAGTTCCGTTGGTTGCTGGCAAAAGCTTCACAATCGCTAAACAGAGTGGCAGCCGAAGCGCCGCGATCAGTGAAGTTACAGAAGGTGCTGAGATTCCAATGGATTTCACGGCGTACAGCTACGTCAACGTCATTCCATACAAGAAGGCGCTTCGAGAAAGGATTTCAAGAGAAAACATTGAAGACCTGTACATTCCAGTGATTGAGGACCAGCTTCGCCGTTTGGCGAGGCGTATGGCCTACACCATAGACTTGGACTGCATTAATACGATCGCGGCTGCTGCAGGATCCGCTGGCACAGCGACCGGCAAGTCGCTCTCAGCAACGGGTACAGAATTCACTATTTCCAGTGCTTTGGGCACGAAGGATATCCTGAGTGCTAAAGCTCTGATCGAAAGCTATAACGCGATCGCGGACTCAATCATTCTAAATCCCATAAATGCAAGAGATCTCTACTACTTGCCGCAATTCAGCCTCTACGGCGAGTATGGCGAAGCAATCGTGAAGGGCGGGTTCTTGGGCACGGTCTACAACATGCGAGTCTACGTGACCACCGTATGCAGTGCCGGCAGCGCCTACATCCTAAGCACCGGACAAAACGTTTCAGCGGCATACGCTCCGCTTGGATTCTTCGTTATCAAGCGGCCCCTCATGACTGATGTGCAGGTACAGAAAGAGTTCGACTCGGTGGACGTCATGTTGACAACAAGGTACGCTCCTGTCATCATGTGCGGAGAATTCATCTGCAGAAAGACCGGATTGGCAACAAGCTAAACGCCTGCTACGAGTATGCTCGTAGCGTTATTGTCCCCATTTTTTGGGCTTTCAACCACGAAGGAGCCACCTCCTTCACTAAAGATAATCAACGTGAGGTGAAAAATTAATGTCGTACAGTCAAGGTTATGAGCAGGCGGCAGGACAAGACCAGTATGTTGTTGGTGGAAACATTGTGTCTGTTAGAGGCGCAGGCCTGTCTGGAAGTGCCACCATCGCTGCTGGAAACACAAGCGTTACGGTGAGTCATTCTCTGGGGAACGGCTTAACGCCTAAAGTGTTCCTACAACCCACTCAGAAAATGGGCAGTTTGAATTGGTGGGCAAGCGGTAAGAGCCCAACACAATTCACGATTAACATCAGCGCAGCAAGCGCAGGAACTGCCTTGTCATTCGATTGGATTGTCAGCCCTTAATCAATTATTGTTATGAGATGGGAGATTGAGCTTCGTCGCTGTTTCAGATGTCGTAGGCCAGCTTAACGCTTCGGGTCCAGACAGCAATAGCAACTACACGGTTTACGGTTTAACGCTGTCAAACGCAAGCCTTCAGGCTCACGTGAACTACGCGAACACTTACGTTAATGCTCTTCTGGGCGCAGCTTACTCCAGCGCCGGCACAGCAGGCATCCTAACAACTGATCCCCGTTACGCCAGCGCCAGGATCGCAGCCATAGACCTGGCGTGCATCCGTTGCTTGGTGGTTAGCATGGGCGGCAGCCTGATTGGCGCCTACGATTATTTTTTGGGCGACTTGCGTGTGAGCCGGGCGGGACCATACGCTACAGCCATCAAGATGACGATTGAAGGGTTGAAGGAAGACTTGATACGGCAAATCGTTAATCTGGCAACAGTCATCAAAACTGCTGACGGGCAAGCAGCTGGCGAAGTTCCGACTTATCGTGGAGGCTTGATCTCGCCATGAAGGAAGAATCTAAACCACTCATATGCTTCTGGGGTGCTTACTGCGCCCATGCGAAATTGACTGTTACGCCGGGCGTTTATCATTGTCCTTTCGGCGGATCCTGCTTCAAAAGGATCGAGAATGAGCGCGACAAGAATGCAAAAGCGTGCTAAAGATGGTTCAAGTACTTTGGGATGATGCTGTTACTCCAGCCAGTAATTGGTCTATAAGCGACAATGAAACTTTGCTGGATGATGTAAATGACAAACCAGATGGCGTACATCAAAGCATGGACATAATAATTGGCAACGAAAATTACTTTGATGATACCCTGAGTATTCCCAATTTTATAGATGGAAGCGCGTATACTCATGTCAGTCTTTGGTGGAAAGGAGCCAACACTGGGCAAACAATATACTTGTACTTTTTTAGTTTTGCCTCATTAGGACAACAAGCTCCTTCTGCTCTGATTTCTTGGATTGATAATTCTACATCATGGACACATCTAACCTTTAGTAAGAGCGCTTTTACAATTTCAGGCGGTTTTAACTGGAGCGAAATTACAGGTATCGAAATATGGAACGATAATTATGAAGGGCTCACGCAAGGCACAACGTTTAAAATTGCTTATGTAATATGTGATCCTGCGGGCCAACAACCGGTTTCTGACAGCTTAGGCACCGTGGAAAGTGCGGTTTCCGCCGGCACTGCACTTCTCAATTTTAGTGTTCCATGGAGGCCAAGGGAGAAAACCTTGTACACGGGCAATTATGTTGTTGCCAAGGTCGAAGGCCAGAAGCTTGTCTTGTCAGCTGAGGAGTTACGGCAGTATCTCGATGATGGCTACGACGTTGAGATTCTCGGCTACCCGCGGGAATGAGGGCGATGGACGTTCCTTGTTTTCGTTGCTTTTTTATGGAAGAGTTGAAGGCGCGAGCTTGTAACCCAGCGGAATGTGAGAGACTGGAAGAATGGCTTTTGAAGGTGGCAGGCCTTGAACATTGAGAAGCTGAAGCGCCTCAGTCAGTTCGTCTGCAAAAAATGTGGCGTAAGCGATTATGCCGTGTGCAGCAGCTGCGAGATCCACAAGCTCATTAATGAATTGTTACAGTGAAAAAGTTGGGTACAAGTCAAGCTGTCCTGCAGACGCTTCAAACGAATTGGAGTTTATCTTCTCCGGCAGGCACCGCCATTGACTGGGTTAGCACCCGCGTCGAAACGATTGACTGGGCGAAAACAGGCCTAAATGTCATAATCGCCTGCTACAACCCAACCAGCCCCGCGCAGGTTACGCGGTTAAGCAGTAACTTTTGGGAAAGCATAGAGCAGGTTGCCGTGGATATCATGGTTAAAGTCACGGGCGCAGTTGGCGATGCCGTGACGGTGCGCGACAACTGTTTCACCGAGGTCGCGAGAATACTACGAGTATTCTTGCCCGCTGGCTTGCAAGACATTTATCCTGTCCGGGAAACAGTGAAAGTTGAGGGCCCTGACGTCGTCCGTGTTGCCCTTATTCTGAACTGCATAATATTTTACGGTCCATAGATTATGAGCGCGATAATACAAGTTCAGGTTCAAGGCGCAAACGAGATTCTTAATGCTTTACACGAACAAGTGCCTGGCCTAATCGACTCGTACGTGTCAGAAGCCCTTCAAACAGTTGGGTCCCGCATGGCAGATGACGCACGCCGTTTCGTGCCTGTCCGCACCGGCTTCCTACTCAGCACCATAGGCCTCGGCGCAACAGGCCTCAAGTGGGGCTTCTGGCTTTACGCGCGCGCCCCCTACGCGGCATTTGTGGAATTTGGCACTCGACGTATGTCTGCAAGGCTGTTTATGACGCGGGCTGTTGAGCTCCACACGGCGGAGATGTGGCAAGAAATACAAAGTGCAGTTGCGCGTGCGTTCACTGAGGCGGGGCTGATTTTCATTGGATAAGTGGCTTAAACTCCGCATCTTCAAAACGTTTATTAATATAGCTGTAAGGGTCGTTAACGTTTTTACGCCGAGAGTACAAGCAACGTGGCCTCAGAGCAAGATTGCAAGCAACGTTTTTGAAAAGCTGTATAAAGCGTATAGAATCGAGGTTTTCTGTGGTCGCTTTGATGGCGTATCCTATCAAACTGTTGCAAGGTTGAAGGACAAGAATTTTCTTAGGGTTCTCCAGGCGACGGAGAAACTTCTCCTTTACCTTGGCGAGACTGACCGCTATTACCGTCAGTGGCTGGGCCTCGCCTTTCTGCTTACAGCTAAAGAGTTGCAGAAGCAGTTGACAAATCTGACTTATGAAGAGTTGCTCACACTCGTTAAAGCCCAATGGGAACTTGACATGACAGGAGCCTTTCCACAAGAGTTTTTTGACGCTCACAAAGAAGAGTTTCAGAAGATTCTGCTCGCAAATTATCTCATGAATATTGCATAGTCACGGCGAAAGCCGAGACACAAACGAGGTGAAGTAAATGACAGGACCATTAGTTGGCCGTCTGGCCGTAATTGAAATAGGTGGAACGCCCATAGGCTTCGCAACAGGCATCACAAGCGACATAACCGCGGATCTGATCAAGGAGTTTAAGATGGGCAGCAACAAAGCAGCGATTCTCGCACAAGGCAACCAAAGCTTCAAAGTAGGCTGCGACATGATGTACATAGACAACACCTACGCAAGCATGGTTTACGCAGGCACGCCGGTAACTTTGATAATTGCTCCGGCGGGCACGACGACTGGAAACCCGAAAATTACCATTCCAAACGTTGTGTTCAGCGCGTTCAACTTTAAGGCAGACCAGAAAGGCATCATAACCGGGAAAGTAACTGGCGAAGGCACCGACTGGCAGGCAGGAACGTTCTAAAGCGGCTGAGATTCATGTCACAGCCGATTGATTGGGCGAAAGTAGCGGAATATTCGAAAGTTGTCCAGGAGTACACAGAAATAAAAGAGAAAAAAGGACGACTGTTTGATCCTAAAAAGCTCGTGGAGGACAGTAGAAGAGTTATCAACGTGTGGGACCCCGAACTGGGAGTTATCAGCTACAGACCTTTAACGTATGCGGATCTTGCTGAAATCAACAAGGAAACAACGAACGAGAGGAAAACGGCAGTCGCATTATTTTTGATGTTGCGCAAAACGTATCCAGACCTGACCATGGACGACGTGAACGAGTTTGGGCTTGACGCGGTTGTGCGTTTGCTGAAAATCATGGTTGGACCCACGGGTTTTTTACCGGTGCCAGCGAAATCGGAGAATGGGTCGACTCAAACCCCGAAGCCCAGATGATAGGGTTCATAGCCAGCGAGTACCATTATACGCTTCAATATATTGGGCAACTCTCGCCCTTTCAAATTGAATTTTTAATCCAGTGGAAATTATGGGCAGCAAATCAACAGAGTGAGCAGAGAAAATGAGCAGCAGCGAAGTACAAATAACCCTAACAGCTGTCGACGAAGCTTCCGAAACTATTAATCAAGTAGCGGCTAATCTTGAAAGCGCGAACACGGAAATCACTGATTCTACAGTAACGATGGGCGCCACTCTCGAAGAAACGAATGTTAGCACCCAGCAAATGGCAACTTCGTTTAATAGTCTCGCCATGTCTGGCATGATGCTTTACATGGGCATCAACAACATAGAAAACGCACAGGTTGCATTGAACAGGGCCCACGTGCAAGTTGAGAGGTCGACGGACGCTCTGACTGCTGCCCAGTTGGCTTACGATAAGGCCGTGGCAGAGTATGGACCTAACAGTGCCAACGCTCAGGATGCCCTGGCGAAGTTGCATACGGCGCAGGACGCCTTAACAGTTAGTCAGGAACGCGCCAGCGAGGCCCAGAGAAACTACGATAACACGATAATATTCAGCGCGTTAACTGTTATCCCAAGCCTCATCACCGCCTTCGCAAGCATAACAACAATCGCTCCTTCCGTGACTGGCGCTATAGATGCAATTGGCGGTGCCATGGATTTTCTCGCTGCCAACCCCATCGTGCTTGTTATCGCTGCTGTCGCCGCTCTTGTTCTTGGCTTAATTTATGCTTACGAGCACTGCAAGCCTTTCAGGGACGCGATAAACGACATAGGCACAGTGCTCAAGGACATCTTCGTGGCTGCGATAAACCTTGCGTTGGGCCCCATCAAAGCTTTTGAAGATGCTCTCGAAGGAGCCTATAGTGTCGTAAAGGATGTTGAAGGCGGAATCGGCAAACTCGGAAGCGTATTAAGCCACCTGTGCTTCGTGCATGCGACGCCGTCGGCTCAAGAGTTCAACAAGACACTCACCGAATCAATCGGCTTAACGGATGCTCTCAGCGGGAAAGTGAGCACCTTAACAGGTCATCTTTCAGGCGTTGCCGGAGCCGCAGGAGCAATGGGAGTTGAGGGCGGGGTCGGCGGAGTAGGCGCCGTGGCTGCAGCCGGCGCCAAAGCGCCTACCATCAGCATCAATGGTCCGCTTGTCCAGATTCAGGGCAGCGCAGACAAGAAAACTGCCGAGCTTGCGGCGCAGCTGGTCCAGGATAAATTGAAAAACGTGCTTATTCAGCCCACAAGTCCGGGAGCGCTCATAACTCACAAGAGAGTTAGAATAGGTTACAATCAATGAAAGGTGTGATTAAGCATGTTGTTGAGTGAGCAGGAAAGACTCCTCGCAAACGAAGTAAACCTAATAAATAATCCGAACACTTACGCACTGCCAGGCACCTTAAACTTAATCTACAGTTATGGCACTCCAACAATGCCTGCGGATGGAATCATATTTTTGAATCTTACCTTTACCAATGTCGCAGGGACCTCGCAAATAATTGTTTACATAAGATACATGCCCATTCTAACAGTTGTCCTAACGAGTATGGGAAGCGTAAACCCGGGCGTTGCAGTGTGGCTTCCCCAAGGATCACAAAACATTGAGGTGTATGGCGTCACAACTGGCACGGCAACGATCTCCAATATGCAAGTCGGGTACACGCTTTTTAATGACTGTGCAGGTTTCGGCTTATCCGCTAACTCCACAGGGTCCGTCACGGTTAACTCGCGTGTTACTCCTGTTGGACCTTTAAACCAAGTGATGTACGCCATAACTGCGTGCTCATATATAGGCTCTGGCACGACGAGCATTCAAAGCGTAAGTGTTGATGGCGTATCTCAATCATTCGACGAATCTAACGGGAGCGGAACCCAAGCGCACTCCGTTAAGTGTTTCGTGCCTTGCTCCGTCGGATCGAGTCACACGGTCATCGTGACGCAATCTAACTCTTCCGCAACAATATATTTAACCATAATTGCGACTCCGTGGATTTGCACAAGCTCAAGCCGTTTTCATCAACCTGTAACCTTAAAATTTCCACAAGAGAGCACGTTGTATGCGGTGATCGGGATACTTTTCGCCGACACCGTGAAAAGTTGTTACGTCGGAAAACAGAAAGCAGTGTCTTTTGGGGCAGCGGATTATTATGGGTATAGCTCTGCTGGCACTGGAAAGATACTTTCATTCAACTACAGCTTTGACAGCGTCAATGTCGCCCAAGTTTTATTAAGCATGGGCGGTCTTGGCTGCTGCATAGAAAGCATCGCTGTGGACGTGATGTAAGATGAGTGTAGTGAGTGCGGGCACTGCAGCTTTAATTGTAACGGATTGGGAAGAAACCGCTGATAGCGCCTTCCATGAGGCTGACACATGGCAAAACCAGAATTATGCTCATCAAGTAAGAGTTTATGGGAAGATTCACAAATGGGTTCTCACATGCATTGAGCAGAATGTGTCTTGGCCTAACAGCGCAGTGAGTTACCTTTATGGACTCCAGAGTGCGGGAACAGCCATAACACTTAGCAGTAATGACCCTCGAAGACCCATAAGCCCTCCAGTTAACGTGGTGGTTGCGCAAGTCGTGCTTAAGGTCACGCTTGAGGGCGTAACGAATATCAGACGTTTCACGGTTGATTTCAGGCAGTATTCAGGATGAGTAACACAGTATCCTGGGCGCCCCTGCTACCACTATACTCGTAGCGTCACAGTGACCCTTTTGGACCGAAAAACCTGTTTAGCAGTCGTAGCAGCGATAGCCATAAGCCTCCTCGTAGGCACCATCGTGAGTTATGGCGTGATGCAATACTCGCGAAAGATCAGCAACACCGCAACCCTGAAGACTGTCGGCATCAACGTCTTCCAAAACGCTAATCTCACTATACCGGTTACGTCGATTAATTGGGGTATGCTTGAGCCCGGGCAAGCAAAAAACTGCACGGTCTACCTGGAGAGCACAAGCAACGTGCCCATAAGCTTTAGCATGTACGTCGCAAACTGGAATCCTGCTAATGCTTCATCTTTCTTGAGTCTTACGTGGAACTATAATGGTCAAGCGATTGCTCCATCTGCGTCGCTTCCAGCGACTTTTAGTCTGGCAGTAAACACTTCAATCTCTGGAATCAACACGTTTTCGTTTGACATTTGGATTGTCGGAAGCGGATAACTGATGAGCGGCCCTGTTTGGGGCGGCGAATCGATCACCAACGCTGTTCTCAGCGCGTTAGCGAGTTCACCTGACCCCAATAAGAAAGTTACAAAATTACAGTTTACGTGGAATAATAACAGCAGCATTAATGCCATTCAATTTTACAGTGGCACGCAGCTTCTTTTCACTTTAACTTTCGCCTACAGCGCGGGCACTATTTTCTCGATTTCAAGGTCATAAGGCTCGATCATAGTCGGCATGTCCGATTGTGCGAGAAACCGTGAATAAATGAGGTAAAAAAAATGGAAAAAACAGTTTCAAAAAAAGGTGGCATGATGACCTTCGACATGGCTGAAATTAAGATCATTGACGGCAAGACCGGAAAAGTGAGAGCAAGGCACGTGATCGGCAAAGGCAGATGGTACAAGCTCAAAATGTGGTTCCTCCGCAGACACAACAGCATAACGCAGTACGGCATGGCTGCAGAAGCCGCAATGATATTGGCTGTAAACAGCGCTGCAAGCGCCACTCCGCCATTCATATACATGAACATGGGAGTGGGGACAACTCCCGCGTCCGTAACGCAATATGAACTTCAAACCCCAATCTTGACCGCGAGAGTCACCGCGCAGACGAGCACGAGTTCAAGCGGTAACACTGCTTATGGCGCAGATATGGCGGTGTGGGCTGTCACATTCTGCAGTTCAAACTATGCGGCGTTAACGGGGACTGTGACAGCTACGGAATTTGGCATATTCAATGCATCCGCCACGCTGGCTGCTGCTAATGGAGTGTCAAACGCAATGCTGTTCAGGCAAACGTGGGGCGGAGATCAACTGAACTGGGGACAAGGAGACTCCGTCGTCATCACAGCTAAATGCCAGATGGAACAAGGATCATAACTCAACCTTCCCTTTTTCATACCTTTTTCGCACCTTTTTAAAGAGGAGACTAAAAAATGTTAATCTTGCATCCATATACGAGCACAAGGCTGGAAGATCAAAAAGACACAATCAAAGGCTTAAAGGAAATCAGGAAACATTACGAAGTCCTTGATTGGCTCTGCGTGGGACCTGTGGATTATGACATCATGTTGAAAGCCATTTGGAATCAAGACGATTTAATCGTGATCGAGCAGGATAATGGGTGCAACCTTAAGCTTGTCGAGGAGTTAATTGCATGCCCAGAACCATGGTGCGTCCACTGGTATTATCAATACTACAAAGACATGAAAGGAGACAAGATACGCAGCGAATACTTTGACGAAAAAGGAAAGAAAACCGTTGATAAAACGCAAGGGTATAGGATCATATCAGGGTTAGGCTTCTCAAAGATAGTGAAAGAAGTGCAAGAGTACGTTGACAGCGAAATATGGTTCCTCCAAGGAGATTGGGTGAACTTAGACGCCCGCGTCGCAATGTCAATACGCGGCATGCTTCACATCAATCCGCACGCTCACAGCATGTGCGCACACCATCATAAAGTAAATTGGATGAGCGACCGTCATAATGTGCCTTTTGAGGGTTTAAACTGCCTCTTTCAAATCGCTGTGCAACCTAAACTCGTCACCATCACATCTAATCAACCTTCAGAAATCATGCCACACATGCTCACGGTTCATAAGAATGAGAATCCCAACATAACGGTTAATTGGGTTGACGGTAAAGGCAAACCCATTGATCCAGATAAACCAATAATAATGAGGAGAAAAGAGGAATGACAGTTTATGAAGCAGCGAGTGCCGAACATTACCGTAAAATAACACAATTCCTTCAATCACACCCTGAGGGAAGTTTCGTATTCTCATGTTTTCAGCAATTGAAAGGCACTTATGTTGAAGAGTTTTTCTCAAATCTTAAGAAAGAATATCCCATACTTGAAATTGTGGTTTGTGAAGATTCGGATGGCGCAATACATGTGGTCGGTGGTAACCAGATCATTCAGGGCATGAAAACTTCATTCACCGTTTTTAATTTCATGTTAGAAACAGATTATCAGGCGGGCAACACGCAATACTATAAAGAGATGGTATTATGGATGTGCAAGAATGACTATGAAAAATATGGAGTTACCTCTCACCTGAGCAACTTTCTGAATAACGCTAATTACCTAAAGTTTCTACAAGAAATATTTGGCGATCACATTAAGGTGATAAAAACAAATGAAATAGACTTCTCGGACGGCACGCATTATCAAACGAGAATAGACGTAAAAGGGTTTCTGGAAATAAAAGATGACAACAAGTGAAACCCGGTATATGTGGAATCAGCAAGCGACAGTTAACGGGTTAACCGCTTACGAGCTTATGAACTCGATTGACTCTTCAGGGTCCTCATCCGCTGGCGGGAGCAGCAGCACATGCAGTTTTCAATTCGGAATCCGCGTTTTCCAAAGAAACGCCGCTGGAAGCGAAATTGAACTCACCGCTGGAACACCTGTCGCAATTATTAACATAACTTCAACAGGCTCGGGAACACTTACCGCAACGTGGGCGTGTCCTGTATTTTCCTTACTTTCCACAGATGCCATTGTGGTAAGACTTTACCTTCTTCTCTCTGGTGGTTCATGGACTTTAGAAGCTTCATTTATCACGAACCAAGTTCAGAATTGGACAGGTTCACCAAGTCAGCTTTGCGCAGCAACGTGGACTGTTCAATATTATTATTCGTGCGTAAAGAGTAAGAGCACTTACACCTGTTATGTCTATTGGGGTACAAGCAGCTACCTAACAGAAATACAGAATTTTACATTCGGTCCGGGACCCACCGCATATAGTCTTACATTCGGGGACAAAAATGGAGCCAAAGACGGTTATTGGAAAGGCGCAAGCAAACGATTTATAGAGCGCGCAGGAAGCCATGACTCAGGTGCCAGAACAAAAAGGTTATTTCACAGAGTTTTCGGCGACAAAATGGGCGCAAAAGATTGGCGCGAGAAACTTGCAAAGATTGTTTTAAATTACACGTTGTTTACTCAAGTTGGCGACGGCACTTTAATCATTGACGATTCCAGAGACCTTCACAGCAACAACATGTATGATTATTACTCTGTTTACTTATATCTCGATGAAGGAGTGCCGCCACTTTTCAGCGGCAATTATCAATTTGACGTTGACGTTCAATACACCAATTTCACTTATAACGCATGTCTTCAACCTCTTGGATACCAATTCCTTTTCGGTTTAACGAATACTTTAGGCACGTACCAAGCTGGCAATCCTCAACAAGCGGTTGGCATAAGATTTAGTAACATCGGTATGACGATAGTACTGTGTGATGGCAGTACTATTCAAAATTATGCGATTTCTGCGAACACGTGGTATTATTTAAGAATAGCAAGAGTGATGAACACCTTAACTTGCCAGATATACAGTGATGCTGCGAGAACGAATCTATTAAGCACGCTAACAATAAGTAATTGTTCCACAACTCCTTGGAGATACATATACGCTTTCCAAAACGACGGAAACGCAAGTGATACTTGTGAAGGCTCCGCAAAGGCTGCGAATTTAACATATTACCCTTACGTGCATAATGCGCAAGCGTACAGAATACTTGTTGAAAAGTTTGGAAGCAAGGACCCTCAAGCTTGGTGGTACGCAGG